ATATAATAATCGTGCAACCATAACAGCCACATTTAGACAAGTATTTGAACCCTCTGTCTAATGGCTACAAAATGGACTGCTAATACTCTCTTATCTAAAGACGCAATTATTGTGCCTACATCTGGAGATGCGGGTTTATTTTTTAGAGTAACAACAACTAATACTACGACAGGAAGCAGTGAACCAAACTGGGCAACTACTATTGGAGAAACTGTCTACGATAATGATGTTCGATATGTTTCATTCAGTGCTACATTCAGCAGTTTACAATCATTAAATCCTTCAGCAATTATTGAGTTATTTGTAATAGAACTATCATCAAGTCTACATGGGACAACAGTAGGTTCTTCAGGTGAAAGTAATATTTTTAGATTTCATGCTGGTAGTAATTTAAATGTTAATAAAAAAATTATTTGGGATCAGAAAGAATATTTAAGGTTTCCAATAGAAGCAACTGGTTTTAGTTTTCAACGTGGTCAACAACCTCGTCCAAAATTAATAGTTAGTAATGCTACATCACTAATTTCAGCTTTGTTATTACAGGTAAATAAAACAACAGCTGGAAATGATTTGACAGGAGCTAAAGTAACAAGAATTAGAACATTAGCTAAATTTATTGATGCTGTTAATTTTGCAGACGGTCAAAACTCCACGGCAGATCCTACCGCAGAATTTCCTAGAGAAATTTATACAATAGATCGCAAAGCTTCAGAAAACAGATTTGTTGTTGAATTTGAGTTAGCTATGCCTACTGATTTAGCGGGTATTACTATACCAAAGAGACAATGCACTAGAAGAGACTTTAAAAGTATTGGTACGTTTTCATAATGTATTGGAAAGAAAAAGCATTATTACATGCATTAGAAGAATACCCAAAAGAATCTTGCGGTTTATTGTTGAATGTAAAAGGAAAACATAAATACTATTCATGTAAAAACATAGCAACAACTGCTCATCAGTGTTTTATCATCGCACCAGAAGATTATATTAAGGCAAATAACTTAGGTGACATTATAGGTGTTGTTCATAGTCATCCAAAAATACCACCAACTCCTAGTGAAGCAGATAAAATTGGTTGCGAACAAAGTAATTTACCTTGGCATATTATTAACCCTATCACAGAACAATGGGGATATTATCAGCCTTGTGGTTATAAACCAAAATTACTAGGTAGACCCTATGTTTGGGGTGTTACCGATTGTTACTCACTTGTGAAAGATTACTATAAACAAGAATTAAATTTAGTTTTAAAAGATTGGAATAGACCTGTAACTTTAGAAGATTTTGAAAAAGATCCTATGTTTGAAAGATGTGCATGGAGAACAGGCTTTAGAAAATTACGGGATGATGAAAAACTACAAAAAAATGATTTGATATTTTTTAGTATTTTTAAGAAAGAAGTTAATCATATTGGTTTATTTTTAGGTGAAGAAATTATTCATCATTTAACAGACAGATTATCTTGTAAAGAGTCTTATTCTCCGTTTTTGTTAGAATGTACTAAAGGAAGGTATCGTTATGTTGCGTAAGATAAAATTATATGGAGATCTGGCTGAATTTATAGGGCATAAAGAATTTGAAGTACAAGTTGATAATGTAGCAAGAGCCGTTAGTTTTTTAATACATAATTTTCCTCAGTTAGAAAAATATATGAGTCCAAAATATTATCAGGTAAAAGTTGGTAATTATGAGATTGATGAGACTGAAATACCATATCCTGTTGGTCAAGAGGATATACATTTTGTTCCTGTGATTGCTGGTGCTGGTGGCGGGGCTAGAAAGTTGTTATTTGGTGCTGCTTTGATAGGAGGTGCTTTTTTATTTCCTGGATCACCATTGGTTTTTGGCAAAGGTTTTGGAGCTTCGCTTGCTGGTGCAGGATTTGGATTTCAAGCTGCTATTGCTATTGGTGCATCCTTAGCTTTACAAGGANTAAGTGAAATTTTATTTCCTTTACCAAAANTAAATGATGAAGAAGATCCGCGTTTGTCNTTTAGTTTTAGTGGGATACANAATACAACAAGGTCTGGTACTTCCGTTCCAATAGTTTATGGTGAAATTTTTACGGGAAGTGTTGTTATAAGTTCTGCCATAGATAATAATCAAGTAGTGATTGATGAAACAGAAACATGAGTCCTAAAAGAGCTAAAGACAATCTTGACAGTAAAGCTTTTGCAACTTTTCAGGATTTGATATCGGAAGGTGAAATCGAAGGTTTTGCTACCCCATCTAAAGAAGGTATTACAGATAGAACATCAACAAGTTATAAAAATGCACTACAAAAAGATATTTTTTTAAATAACACACCAATTCTTACTTCTGGAGCAGATAATACAAGTCCACAGGATCGTGATTTTAATTTTAGGGATGTTGATGTAGACACAAGATTTGGTACTGCTAGTCAGACACTAATGAACGGGATTGTAGATACTACTAAAACAAGAAGCCCAACAGGTATTGGCACCACAGTAACAAATGCAGATGGTAGTGCGACAGGCGAAACCAATGGTGCTGTAACTTCACCTCAAATCACAAATACAAATGTAGATGCGATTATTGTTACGTTAACATGGGCTCAACTTCAAAAATTAGAAAGCAATGGTGATATAGAAGGTTTAAGTGTTGAGTATCGTATCCAAATTAGTTATCAAGGCGGTACTTTTGTTAATACAATAAATCCTGATCCTGAAGCACCTGTGGGAGCTAGTGGAAAAAGAAACAAATATGTTGTTAGTGGTCGTACACCTGATGCTTTTTCAAGAGATCATAGAATAAATCTTGATAGAACAAAAATTGATGCTGGTACCGCATTTCCTGTTCAAATAAGAGTTACAAGACTTACCATAGATAGCCAAACTCCTACCACAAAAATTGATGCTTTTATATTTACAAGTATTCAAGAAGTAATAGATGATAATCAAACTTATCCAAACAGTGCTTATGTGGGTATTAGATTAGCTGCTGAAGAGTTTTCAAGCACACCTTCGCGTAAATTCCGTATTCGTGGTGTGAAAGTAAGAATTCCTGGTGCTGGTGCTGCTAATTCAGGTACCCCTACAGTTGATTCACAAACAGGGAGAATTGTATATCCAAGTGGCTATATTTTTAATGGAACGATGAACGCCACGAGAATATGGTGTTCCTGTCCAGCCATGATATTACTTGATTTGTTAACTAACAAAAGATATGGCCTTGGAGATCATATCGCTCCAGATCAAACAAGCGATTCAACAACTTTTTCTAATTTAGATTTATTTAGTTTTGTAGCAGCAAGTAAATTTGCTAATGAATTAGTTGATGATAATACAGGTGCTGGAACAAAAGAGGCACGTTTTAGCTGTAATGTGAATATTCAAAGTCCTAAGCAAGCCTTTGAAGCTATTAATGAATTATCTGGTGTCATGAGATGTATGCCAATATGGTCTGCTGGTTCTATTTCTCTTACACAAGATAAACCAACTACATCAAAATATATATTTAATCTGTCAAATGTTGGTGAAGAAGGGTTTTTATATCAAGGAACCAGTGCAAAACAACGTCATTCTATTGTTTCTGTTTCNTATTTCAATATGGATAGTCAACAGATTGACTTTGAAATAGTAGGTGATTCAGATCCGATTACAACAGAACAACAGACAAGACAAGATAAATTTGGAACGGANATTAAAAAAATCGTAGCTTTTGCTTGTACATCACGAGGACAGGCTGCAAGGCTTGGAAAGGCAATATTATTTNCNGAAGAAAATGAAACTGAAACAGTTACTTTNACCACTTCAATAGATTCTGGGGTAGTGGTAAGACCTGGAAATGTTATCTCTATAAATGATCCTGTAAGGGCTGAAAACAGAACTGGNGGTCGTGTTACANCAGTTACTCATACTCTTTCTTCTACTGCTCTTACAATAGATGCGGAAGCTTCTACAACATTACCTAATATTTATACGGATACTAATATTGCAAATTCTCCCACGATAAGTGTTCTTTTACCTGATGGTACTTTTGAGACTCAAAATATTTCGACTATTGTTGATGGTGTTGTTACTTGTAATATTCCTTTTTCACAGGAACCAAATGTCTTCACACCTTTTGTAATAGATACAAATGATATAAAAACTCAATTATTTAGAGTTGTACAGGTATCAGAAGAAGATGGGGTTAATTATGCAATAACTGCTGTTAAATACATTGAAAATAAATATGGTGTAATTGAAGATGAAGAACCTTTAGCTGTTCGTAATATTTCAACATTACTTGAATTAAAACCATCACCAACAAATTTAGTAGTAGAAGAAAAACAAGTAGTTTTTGAAAATCTTGAACAAAATCAATTAATTATTAGTTTTGAAGCTGTTCAAGGTGTATCACAGTATCAATTAGTTTATAAATATGAAGACGATAATCCTATAACAGAAATCTTAACAGGTACTGACTTTACAATATTTAATGCAAGAGCAGGAAAATATAAAATAGAAGTATTTTCTTTCAATGCATTATTACAATTATCAGTAATCCCAACAAGCAGAGTATTTTTTGCTCATGGATTAATAACACCTACTGAAAATGTTACAGGTATTAGTTTAATTGCCATAAATGAACAATTAGTAAAACTAACTTTTAATAGGGCAACACAATCTTCAATTTTAAATTTTGGTAAAGTTCATGTAAGACATTCTATTTTAGATACAACTAATGCAACCTTTTCAAAAGCACAATCTGTTATAACACCTTTACCTGGTAAATCAACGGAAGCAATTGTACCAGCATTGGACGGTACATATTTAATTAAGTTTGAAGATGGAGAAGGAAAATTTAGTTTCGCTACTCCCGAAAAAATTGGATATACGGCAATTAATTTAAGCGACTCAAAAATTATTTTGACAGATAGAGAAGATACTGATTCATCTGTTTTTAGTGGAACAAAAACAAATACTGTATTTGATTCAACAAAAGGTGGATTAATTTTGACTGCTCCTTCTAGTAATGCAACTGGAACGTATGAATTTGCCAGCACCTTAGACTTAGAAGGTACTTTTTCTGTGATATTTAAAAGGCATTTTAAAAGTGAAGGCTATTACATAAATACAAATATAGATAGCAGAGTAGCATTAATTGATACTTGGACAGATTTTGACGGTACTTTAGCTGAGAGTTCAGATGCTGCGATGACAATACGATCCACGACAGATAATCCAAGTAGTTCTCCTACATATACCGAATATAGAACATTAGTACATAATGTGGTCAGGGGTCGAGCTTTTCAATTTAAAACAGAACTAAGTACAGTAGATGTTGCACAAAATATTGATTTAGAACAGTTAGGAATTGTAGCATCATTACCATCCAGAACAGAACAATCTAGTTCAATTGCATCTGGAAGTGGTGCAAAGGCTGTTACATTTACCGCACCATTCTTTGTTGGAACTACTAGTATTACAGGCATCCCAAAACCCACTATAAATATAAGTGCAGAAAACATGGCGACAGGTGATTATTTTGAATTAAGCAGTATATCTGGAACAGGTTTTACAGTTCACTTTAAAAACTCAAGTAATGCTAGTATTGATAGAAATTTTACCTACACCGCTGTTGGATTCGGAAAAGGAGGGTAAAATAAAAACAAAAGAACTAAAAGATGTCTAGTCCTCACGATTTTAATATTGCCAACGCCGATGGAGCTACTGTAAGAGCCGATATAAATTTAGTGTTAGCTGCAATACGAGATAACAGTTTAAGTTCATCTGATTTAACAACAAGTGAAAGTGTAGCAGGGCAGTTTAAGATTACTGATGGTGTTTTAAAAATAAGAAATACTTCAAATAATGGATTTACAACTATTGGAAATATTGATACTGCAAATTTAGGTTTAATCTCGGCTTCTGGCGGTGAAATGACAGGGGTATTAAAAATATCAAATGGAACTGAAAGTGCTCCAGCAATATCTTTTACAACAGATACAGATACAGGATTATTTAGGGATGCAGCTAATGTCATGGGCTTCACTGCTGGTGGTACAGAAAGCATGATTTTTAGCGGTGATGGAATTACTTTAAGAAGTCAAAATGAAATAAGATTTGGTGATTCTGACAGCAGTAATTATGTAGGAATAAAAGCACCTAGCACTGTTGCATCCAATAAAACAATAACATTACCTGATGAAACAGGAACTTTATTAACTTCAGTTTCTACAATACCTTCTGGAACTATTGCAGGCTTAGGAAAATCAGTTAAAGATTTTGGTGCAACAGGTGATGGTGATACAGATGATACTGCTGCTATACAAACTGCTGTTGATGATTTAAATACCACATCAGCATCAAGATCAGCGACATTAGTATTCCCTGCTGGAACATATAAGATCACAAAACCGATTGATTTTGCCCTTGGAGCAAATACTGAAATAACTGGGACTTATACGAGAACAGGTAGTACTGTAGCTGTCACAACTTCATCCAACCATAACTTGATAACAGGAAATCAAGTTACGATGTCATTTACTGGCTCTAAAACTTTAACAATTACTCAAGCCAATATAACAGAAGCAAACCCTGGAGTTTTTACAGCAACAAGCCATGAACTGCTAACTGGCGATGAAATAACCTATTCATCAAACGGTGGAACAAGCTTAGTGACCCGTACATCTAATACAGTAGCTGATGGTGATAAATTATTTGTCATAAAAGTAGATGCTAATAGTTTCAAAATTGCATCAACATTAAGTAATGCAACAGCTGGAAATGCCTTGCAAATTACTAATGATGGTAATGATAGTCAAACTTTTGTGGGTTTAAAACCAAAAGATGGTAAATATAAAATAACAAAAACTGGTGATACTACGTTCACTTTGACAGATAGCGTAAATACTCCAGACATAACTTCTACAGCTTGTACAACAACCATTGACAATTTCAGAAGAGAAATTATTGGCAGCCGTGGAACTATGGGCGTTGCAAAAATCCTTGTAAGTTTCAATGGATATGGTAATACAGCTTGGAATACCAGTACTAATTACACTACAGGAAATGAAGTTACTACATCTGCGGGTAATTCATATATTGCAACACAGAGTATAGATAATACAAAAGATGAACCTACTCATACACACGGTATAAGTACAGATGGCTGGCAATGCACAAGTGCTGGAGCATTTCATTTTGGCCCTGTAAATACTGGTAATGCCTGTGAATTTGCATTGTCAGGATTATTTTTTAATGGTGAAAGAGATACAAGTGGTAATTTCTTTCGGCATCCTCCAGCTATCGAAGTATTAGGAATGGTACAGAGCAGAATGAACAATATTGTTATTCAATCTATTCAAAATACAGCGATAAACATATCTTCACCGCAAAATAATAAAATATATAATGTCAGCGTTTGGTTTAGTGGAAGATCATTTGAATATAAAGATACGGGGTCAGAGGGTTTAATTGATGTAGCAAAAGTAGTTGCAAACCAAGCTCAAAACGCAACTGCTGTAACTATAGATACTGACTTAAGTATAAATGATACACCTTTTACTTCATCTGATTTATTTAAAACTATATGTCTATGGAGTAGTTCAGCTACAAATGAATTTAGACAGAAATGTAAAATAACAGCTGTTGATTCATCAAGTCAGGTTACAGTTGATGTTCAGCAACCTAATATAGCAGATGGTGAATTACAGGATAAAAATTTGATTTTTGGTTCACCTCATATAACCACAACTTCAAATAGCACAACAATTACTGCTGATGCAAATACATTTGCCTCAACTGATTTAGGTGCTTTTATATGGTTGAAAATTGCAAACCCTACAACTATTACACCCTGGAGCAGTAGTACTGATTATGATACTGTTGGTACTTTAGCAAAAAATAATGGTTTAATTTATAGATTAACCCACAATGTAGGTTCTGGGCATAACGCTCCAACTCATTTAAAAAACCTAAAAGATATTGATGCTTGGAATTCTTCTAAAGCATATACAACAGATAATTTAGTTGTAAACTCAGGAAATATATATAAAGCAACAACAAGTATATCCGCTAATACACCTAGTGGTGGCCCAACTCAAACAGATGCCAGTACTTCTAGTGGTTGGGAACATATTCCTTGGGATTTGATGGAAATAGGTTTGGTCAGGAGAAAAATTGTAGGTTTTACATCAGTTACACAGGTAACATTAGATCAAGCACTTGGTGCAACTACTACAACTCCAACCACTGAAAATATTACCTGTGAGATAGCAATACCAGCGATAGACATAAATTCAGATCATGGTAGTGGTAATTCTTCTGATAATAAATTTATTAATTTACAAGTAGAAAGCCATAGAGGTGTCGGTGTTTGTGCTGAAGATCAAAGTTTATTAGATTTTTCTGGAACAAAAATTCACTCAGAACAAGGCAGTGGTGCCATTCTAGATTCTGCAACTGATTATTCTGTTGCTGCTTTATGGTTACATCAAGTCGATGGTACTTACGAAGGTTCTACTGATGGACAATATATTGGTAATAATAGAGTTTATTTATCAGGTCAAACCGCTGGATTTATTTTAAGTAATTTTATAACAAGAACTGCTAATCATGAAAAAATAATAGCTGTTGATGAAAAGAATTACTTTTTTGATGGTGCTTCTTTGATTATTGATAACATGAGCATAACAGGTGGTATCGCGGATGATGAACTTAAAGAAGTAGTAGATGATTTTAGTGGCACTCCTGTAGGTTATATATTTAATGGATCGTTTGTAAACCAAGGGTCTGAAACTTCTGGGCCAATAATAGGTCATATAACACAAGATGCTTATGTAAAACAAGAAGGATCTCATGCCAGTTTATATCTTGATAAAGGAAATTTAGTATTACCTGACAGCACTGCAAGTACGTTAGGAAGATTAATAGTAGGGACAGGAAACGATTTACAAATTTATCATGATTCTACAGATTCATTTATTGAAAACATAACTGGTAATTTACACATAAGACCTAAA